TCATTTTAATCCTCTTCTTTTTAACACTTCCCAGATTTGCCGCATTTCCTCAAGCTGATCCTCTGGCGCTTCTTTCATTTCACGAAAAAACAATCCGGTTTCTGGATCGTTAAAGAAGGCAAGCATTTTTTGATCTTCTTCAGAAAGTTCTGGATTTGGTATTGCGGGGCGTCCTACTAAATAATCAACGGATACTTTATAGTAGTCAGCAATCTTTACCAAGATATCGATATCCGGTTCTACTCTATTGTTTTCATAATGAGAATACCGAGCTCTCGAAAGACCTATAGCATTTGCTACTTCTTCTTGTGTTCTTTTTCCTCGTAATGCTTTTAATTTATCTCCAAGAATTTTTGCTTTTTCCATAAGTATTCTCACCTCATTATCCTTAATTATAGACAATCAGCGATAAAATTTGTATCTATGATAAAAAAGTTTTCAAATAATTATTGACGATACAAAATTTATCGGATATATTTTAAATACGATAAATAATTTATCGGAAAGGAGTTGAAAGTTTTGGAGCGTAAGCTGCTTATAAAACTCAGAATCGGAAAAGGATTTACTCAAGAAGAGTTAGCAGAAGATCTTGGCATATCAACAATTTATGTACGAAAGCTCGAAAAAGGCAATGTAAATCCTGGCCGTAAAACAATGATTAAGTACGAACAATATTTCAAAGTAAGTATGAAAGAATTGTTTCCAGATCTTTTTTTTGACAGTGGTGATACAAAACTTATCGAAAAGAAGGAAGTCAGCTAAGAAAGGAAGGTGATCAAAAATAGAGGCGATTCAGGCCTCACCTTCCATAAACGGCGAAATTCGCTGTCAAAACATTGTTCCTATTTGAGAATTAAATATTCTTAATAGAGAACAAAAAAGAGTTTTGTCGATTGCTTACAGAAATACCGACATATTGCGGATAGGAGGAACTAAAGTGAATCAACTTGTTTTCATCCAAAATGGCAAGGCACTTACAGACAGTTTAACAGTCGCAGAAGTTTTCGGAAAACGTCATGACACTGTGCTACGGGACATTAGGAATCTTGATTGCAGTGAAGGATTTAACCTCCACAATTTTGCGGAGATCGATTACACCGATGATCGTAACCGCACATATAAAAAGTATTTGATTAAACGTGATGGGTTAGCATTCCTGGTTATGGGATACACCGGAAAAACTGCTGCTGAATATAAAGAAAAGTTTATTCGAGAATTTAATCAGATGGAAGAGCGACTTCGTAACAACGTCCATGTCCTTGATGAACGGACATCCCTAATCCAATCGATGAAGCTCACAATCGAAACGGCAGAACGCCAAGATCAAATTCAAGAAGTGGTTAATACGCACTCCTTAAAAATTTCTGAACTTGAGACAAAGGTGGAGGAACAGATCACGCTCACATCTGGCGAACAACGCCGCTTACAAAAGGGCATTGCGATTAAAGTGTACGAACTTGAATCTGATCCAGCTGTACGACCGCGATTGTTTAAAGAACTACATCGTGAAATTAAAGATCGATTCGGAGTTTCCTCCTATAAAGACGTAAAACAGAAAGAATTGCAATCAGCAATCCGCTACGTTGAAAACTGGGTGCCACGAAAGGCGGTGGTTTAAATGCAAATCAATATTACTTTAACGGATGAACAAGTCGAGCAGGTCAGTGTTCAACTTCAGCATCTAATGAAAGAAAGCATCCAATCGGCAGTTAAAGAACTGGCTGAAGCGCAGCGCCATCCAGAAATTTTAAACAAGCAAGAAGCAAAAGAAATTCTTCGCATCAAGAGCGATTTTAAAATGGATGAGTTGCTTAATCGTCCGGACTTCCCAGTCATGCGAACAGTTGAAAAAGGCAAGCCTTACTTCATTTATGACGAGCTTATGGCATGGGTAAAAACGCAGTCCTCCTGGTCGAAAGAAGAAAATAAATCTTTCAGGAGTGTTATCTAATTTTATTGTACTATGCATCAGACAAAAGATTGGTAAATGAAGGAGGAAAAGTCAGTGGCAAAAGGTAATATTGGCCGTGCATTAAAAGAGGCGCGTGGCGAACAGACACAACTGCAACTCTCAATAGAACATCAAATATCAAGAGAAACAGTCTCGGCGTATGAAACAGGGCGGGCAAAGATTCCGCCTGACATATCTCGAAGCATCATAAGTAAAAAGGATGATGCTTGGCTGGCAATGGCTGTCCGTCATGAATATACCCGAACAGGTCCTGTTCGGTTAGAAGGCAAGAGAGTCGATCTGCATAGGTCCAGTACGAAAGAGAAGCTGCTTGAAGAACTTGAAGAAGCGAAGATTTTTCTAGAAAAGTGCTGCATGTCCAATCATTTATCTTTTATCACATCTTTTGACCGGCAGGATTTAGAAGAAACACTTGTACAGTTAGTAGATGTTGTGACGGGCATTGAACACTTTTTAGCTGTCGTTTGCGAGGAAGCAGACATTAGTTATCTAGATGTCTGGCAAAAGCATTACAACAAGTTAATAAGCCGTGGATACGTAAATAAAGAACAGATCGCTGGAGGAAAAGCATGAAGAAAAAGGACAAGCCAAGGAAACGTCGTCGACCATATCAAGTGATCGTCCAAAGACTTAATCAGCAAGGAATAAAAGCGAAAGTGGTGAAGAAACGTCATGTATTGGGTGTTTGATGCAGCACAAACTATTAATTTAACAATCGCTGGTATGGCTCTTTGTGGAATCGGCTGGATTTGCCGAGGTGTATGGGGCCGGTACAAAGAAGATGCAAAAAAATAACGCCTGCAGTGGAGTGCAGACGTCGAATCAACAGCTAATTATTCTACAGATATTATAACACATATTTTTCTTAGGTGGGCACTTCGGTGCTCGTCAACGGCGATCGGAGTGGGCTTACCCCTGTGCCTGTGGGCTCCGGTCGCGGTTGATGGGCTTCAGCCATCAGAAAGAAGGTGAAAGCATGAAGCAAGGAAAGAATCCAACACGCGCTGAAAAAGCGGTCATTACCTCTTATAACTTGAATCCGAACAACTGGCTGATCTGCAAGAAAGTAAATGATATGTACACGCTTGAGCATCGTCAAACGGGCAAGATCCGGCAGATCCCGATGGACCCAGTGAAAAAATTAGGATAAGGAGCGATGAATGTGGAACATCCAGAAATTACACAAATCATGCAAACAGGTTATCCAGCAGATATGCAGAAAGAGCCAGAAGGCACTGATTATTTCGGCAATGAATACTTCGCCGGTGAAGAAATTGTAATCACTGAAGACAACGAAGTCATTCGTCTTGAGAGTTTGGAAGATTACTTGATCGAAGTAAAAGGGATTCGTTTTACAAAAGCATGAAAAAACCCGCTGTAGGAGGCGGGCCGTTAGAAATTTATAAGATACACCCATTGTACTGCACATTTAAAACTGAATCAAGGGAGTGGATTTAAGTGGAAATCACTTTTGAACATATTCAGATGGAAAACTTCAAGAATCACAATGAGTTTTCATCTAACATGGGCGCGATCACAAACATTTACGGGCGCAACGGTGCTGGTAAGTCCAGCATCGGTGACGCGGTCACTTGGCTGCTATACGGAACAGATCAAATGGGCAGCAAGCTTGATCCGAGGCCCATTGATCAGCCAGACACCGAAACAGTCGCCACCGTCAAAATGCTGGTAGATGGGAAAGCGATGATTCTTTCCCGCTCCCAAAACAAAACAACGAAATACCACCTTAATGAAGTACCAGTCAAAGCAACGGAATTTAATGAAGCCATTGAAGCCATTTTTGACAAGGATTTGTTCCTGTCCATGTTTAATCCAATTTACTTCTTCACACAGAACTGGAAAGAGCAACGCACCCAGGTACTGCGGTATGTGGATGAACCGTTAAACAGCGAAGTGTTTGCTGAAATGGCCGAATTGCAGGCCAAGCTTCTACAAGAACATTTGAAGAAGCATTCGCTTGATGATTTGGAAAAGGTTCATAAGGAACGGTTCAAGAAGCGGGATGTAGAGTACACGAAAGCTGATGAACGTCTGGCCACGCTGAAAGAGCAGCTTGAAAAAGAGCTGGAGGGCAAAGAGCCAATCGATCTTGATGCCATTAAAGCGGAAATTGATTCACTCGCAAAAGAACGGGATTCATTAGATGAACAATATCATAAGGCTTCTGCTGTTATTCAGAAAAGAAACTCTCTTTTAGCACAGATCGATTTTAAGCGGGAAGAAGCAATGAAGCAAATGGCGGCTCTGGAAGCCATCAAGAAGGAACCAATTGAAGAAAACTGCCGGACATGCGGACAAGGCTTAAACGAAGATGCAATCGATGCAGTGAAACAGGATATGAAAAAACGGTTTTCCGAAGGTGTTGATCATGGGAAGCAGCTGCAGGCTGAACTAAACGAAATGAAAAAACAACTTGAAGAACTGCAAGAAGTTGAAATGATCGATACCCGCAAGAAAAGTGCTGAATTGGATGAACGTATATACTCACTGATGGCAAAACGTGATGCAGCTGCTCGGATCGGCCGGTTAGAAACAGAGATTTCACTGGCTGCTGAAAACAAAGCGCATGTCCTGAAAGAACGGAATGAATCACAGGCGCTGATCGACAGCATTAAGATATTCCGAACCAAACAGGCAGAAGTCATGGTAAAGAAAGTAGACAGCCTATTTACCACCATTTCAGTACGGTTATTCGAAAAGCTAAAAAATGGCGAAATGAAAGAAACCTTCGAGATTGAAATGGACAGCAAGCCATACAGCAAACTTTCAACAGCCGAAAAGATTAAATGTGGTCTTGAAATGGTGGAAGTGCTGAGCCAGCAGTCCGAATTAATCATCCCAACGTTTATTGATAACGCAGAATCGATTCTAAAATATACAGCGCCAGCAGGACAGCTTATTTCAGCCAAAGTAAAAGCCGGTGAGTTGAAAGTAGAGATCAAAGACGAAATCAAGGAGGTTGCTTCTTAATGACAACTGAAAAAGCTGTTCAAAAGTCTTCGAATGAAATTGTAGCTGGCACGTTGACCCGTGGTGAAGTTGCCACATTAAAGCAGACACTGGCGCCGCAAGGCATTAATGATGCGCAGTTTAACCTATACATCCAAACGTGCGCCGCATCCGGTTTAAATCCGTTTATGAATCATATTTACGCCATTCCATACAACGGAACAATGAACATTCAGATCAGTGTTGATGGCATTCATTATTTGGCAAGAAAGCATCCAGATTACATTACTGCTTCTGCTGAAATCGTTGGCGAAAATGAAGTCGAAAATTTTGAAGCAGAATTGGTCAACGGCGAATTTAAAATTTTGAAACACAAAATTGCTTTACCGATTAGAGGGAGTGCGGTTGCTGCTTATGCTATCGCCAAACGAAAGGGAGCGCCGGATCAAGTAATCTTCATGGACCGGTCAGAAGTATCGAATATGGAAAAAGGCAGAAACCCGCTCTGGAAATCGAATTTCAATGACATGTTCAAAAAGCACGTCATGAAACGGGCGCTTAAAGCTCAGTTTGGGGTTGATATCGATGATCATACCATCGATGGTGTAAGGGATTCGGTACAGGAAAACGTCCGTGAAACACAGCGTAAAGAGATCATCATCGATGAAAATGAATCAGCCAGCGAAGAAGATTTAAGAACAAAAGTTGAAAAAGAGATCGAGGATTTAATGAAAGCAAAATCGATGTCCAGTGATGATGTTGAGTCATTGGCGATGAAGCAGTTTGAAAAGCCGGCTAAAGAATTAACCCTGCAGCAATTAACAGGATTAAAACGGTTTGTAGAATTTCATCAGCCGCCTCAGCCAAAGAAGAAGCAGGAAGAAGCCATTGAGGCTGAATATACAGAAATAACAGAGCCACCGCTTCCGGAGGAGCCAAGAGAGCAGGAAGGGCAGAAGAAACCTTCTGTTGATGAGATGAACTTTGATGAATTTGATTTTAACGCCATGCAAGAAGAATTTCCATTTGAACGGTGATAACCATGACCACTCTTTCACGCGAAGAAAAAGTGTTTAAGGCGATCGAGGCAGCCAGACAACGGCAAGGGCAACTAGAGTACAAAATGGAAATCCCGTCATTTATCCGACGGCAAGCGAAAAGCAAAGATGATTATATCCGGTGGGTGCGGAGTTATTTCCGCTCTGTCCATTCGGATTTGCAGCTGATGCGGATTGAAAAGAAATACGGAATATTGATTAAACAAAACAACAGGGAGTGAACAGCAGTGGCGAAATTTAGAATGGTTCATACCGCATTTTGGGATGACCCGAAAGTAAATGAGGAAATGACGCCGGAGGACAGATATTTCTTTCTTTATCTCCTGACAAACGGCAATACAACACAGATCGGCATTTATCAAATTACGAAAAAGCAGATGGCGTTTGATATGGGTTATTCGATTGAAAGCATTAACTCTCTGCTCCAGCGCTTTACAGATCATCACAAGATTATTAAATACAGTGAAAAAACGCGTGAGATTGCCATTCTTAACTGGGGTCGTTTCAACTTCAATAAAGGCGGTAAGCCGGTCATGGATTGTGTGCGAGCAGAGTTGAAAATGGTCAAGGATCCCGAGCTTATTCCATTCGTTGCAGAGCGAATTGAAAAGCCGGAAATCAAAAAAATTTACGATACGTACTACGACTCGTTACACGATACGTCCACGAGTCGTGAAAAAAACGAAAACGAAGATTCCAAAAATATGCAAATGCCGTTAAATCAAGGTTTTGACGATACGTCCACGATACGGGGACAAGAAGAAGAAAAAGAAGAAGAAAAAGAAAAAGAAAAAGAAAAAGAAAAAGAAGAAGAAAAAGAAGAAGAAAAAGAACAACAACAAGAAGAACAAAATGCAGACAGTCGTCGTCTCTTTTCCCAACAACAAAATGTCTCTTCTTTTTACCAAAATAACTTTGGACCAGAAACACCTTATCTGACTCAGGAAATCAATTACGCCGTTGACGAGTTTGGCGAAGAGCTGGTGATCGAGTCCATGAAGATTGCTTTAACCAGCGGAAAACGAACATGGCGTTATTGTGCTGGCATTCTTAAAAACTGGCGTGAAAACAATGTGAAGACACTAGATGATGTAGCAGCTGTAGAAGCTGAATTTGAACACAGCAAAGGAGTGGGTAAGCATGGCAATTCCCAAACCCAGTACCACCAGCATAACGGACATCCTGAGCCACTTAAGCGAGACTCACTTACAAATGGTGCCGTCGGCTGGCTTGGCAAAGGAAAACGTGAAGTGTCCCAAGTGCCAGGACAAGCAAGTGATTATCTATAGGGTTCATAAAGACACGGAATGGAACGAGGTACCCGGTGTTAAAACACTTGTACCTGACAGTATGGTGTTGGAGGCAGACTTTCTGGACATGAAGGTCTGCCAGCCAGAAGAAGCATGGCAGTGGCGTGAAACTTATTCTATACGATGTGAATGTGTGGAGCGGCGAAAACGTGAGCGGCTGATGAAATCAAGTGACATTACGGACGAATTTAGAAAGCTCCGGTTTCAAAATTTCCGGATCGAAGGCAAGCATCCAATTGTTGTACAGGCAAAGCAATGCGCACTGTCGTACTTTTCCGAGTTTGATAATGTCCGGTCACTGCGTGAAAACAGCATTTCGCTGTTGGGGCAGCCGGGAGCTGGCAAAACACATCTGCTGACCGCTGTTGCGAACAATCTGATTGATCGAAAAGGGGTGTCAGTTCAATACTTCCCGTACATCGAAGGCACAAAGGAACTGCGTGATGATTTCAATTTGCTTACTGAGAAGCTGGAACGCATGAAAAAAGCGGACGTGCTGTTTATTGATGACCTATTCAAGCCAGTGAAGCGGGTCCCGCGAGCATCCGACTGGCAGGTTGAGCAAATGTACGATGTGCTGAATTACCGCTACTTAAATCACCTGCCTATTATGGTTTCATCAGAACTGACAATTCATGAGCTGGTGGAAGTAGACGAAGCACTGGCCACACGAATTAGCGAAATGAGCAAAAGCTTCACCGTCGTGATCAAGGGCAACCGAATGGAATTGAATCATCGTTTGGAGGGATTGAAGGATGTCTAATCAAGACTCAATTATTTTACAAAGCAGCAGTGTGCGCCAAGTAATATATCAGGGGTCGGGCATGTACATGTTTCAGCCGAAGCCAGGGCATAAGCCATTAAGCGAAATAGAGCAGCAGGCAAAAGACGCGGCTTTTAAAAAGCACTTGGAAGAAGCAGAGGCTCGGCTTGAAGCGGAAGAAAAAACAGGCGGTGACGCTGCATGAGTAAATGCAGAGGCTGCGGCGCAGAAATTCAATGGATTAAGACCGACTCGGGCAAAGCGATGCCAGTAGATATGAAAAAGCAAACAATCGTCACGGCTTCTGGCCAAGTCGTAAATGGCTTCACGTCGCACTTTGCAACGTGTCCGCAGGCAAATAATTTCAGAAAGGGCAATCAACCATGAACCGCTCAAACGTTTATCAATTGCTGAAAAATCATTATGAGAAGACCGGCAAAGTCTTGAATGCGGTTGAATTACTCGTTGAATTAACTGTCTCTTACGGAAAAACAGATCCAGCAGAAGTTATGGCTGGCCGCCGGATGTTTGACACCTATTTATCAACGCCAGGGAGGAAGACAGCATGACACCGATTCAAGGATATGAGCATTTAACAGATGCTGAACGCAAGCTGTTCATCTTTGCCCACAACAAGCATTTAGCCGTCGTTGATCCGAATGAACGTGACCAGTACAGCTTGGGCAATGTCGTTAAGGTAACACCAAATCCGCAGGAAGCAGCAGTCGATGTCCAATTCCAGAACGGTCAGAAACGGCAATATACGGCGAAAGGAGTACGTCACTAATGGATCACTACACACCACAAACGTATGAAATGGCACGTGCTTTAAATAAGCACACTGGACTTGAAAAGCCGTCTTTCAAGGAGCGGGAGAAGCTGCTTGCTGGATATAAAGCAAACAGCATGACTAAGGTTGAAAAGGTTACTGCTGTTATGGTGAAGGAGGTCATGACGGTTGAAAACACCAAGAATCCTACATTACCCCGGGAGTAAGTGGAGCATGGCTGATTGGATCATCAGTCACATGCCGGCTCACGAAACATATCTTGAACCTTTCTTTGGATCCGGAGCGGTATTTTTTAACAAACCATCTTCCATTGTCGAGACGATTAACGATTTGGATGAACAAGTTGTCAACCTTTTTAAAGTCATCCGTGATCATCCGGACCAGCTGGCATGGCTGATTGAATTTACACCATTGTCGCGTCAAGAGTATTACGAAAGTTATGAAGCTGCTGACGATTCGATTGAGGATGCAAGGAGGTTCTTAATCCGTTGTTGGCAGGCGATTGGTGCAAAAACAAGTGATCGGACCGGATGGCGCAGCATCATTTCAGCAAATGGTCCAAAAACAGCGAGGGACTGGACGAAGCTGCCGGAAAAGATTCTACTCGTTGCTGATCGATTGAAAGATGCACAGATTGAACATCAGCCGGCGATTCAATTGCTTGAACGATATCAGCGACCAGACGTTCTTATTTATGCGGATCCACCTTACATTATCGAAACACGAACAAAACGGCATTATAAATGTGAGATGACACTAGATGATCATGTTGAGCTGCTAGAAATGTTGGACAAGCACCCGGGACCGGTCTTGTTATCCGGCTACGCTCATCCTGTCTACGATGACCGGTTGAAGCATTGGCACCGCGAAACAATGGATGTTTCAGCAGAAGCGGGGGCGCGGCGTGAAGAAGTCCTTTGGATCAACCCAGCTGCAGCAAGCGGATACTTTCAGCAAACAATTTTTGATGTGGGAGTGAAGTGAATGGGCGCTCGTAACTGGAACGCAAAGAAGACATTTGCTTTTGGAAAGGTGTTCGACAGCAAAGCAGAGGCTGAATATTACAAGCTTCTGATTGCTGACCCGAACATCGAAAACGTAGAAGTGCAACCGGTGTTTGATATTATTCCAGCGTATTCTGTAATATGCCGTCGCTGTGAAGGCTCAGGGCGCCAAATCAGCATCAAAACAAAACGCGAGATCAATTGCTCGCTTTGCTCCGGCAAGGGCTCAAAAACGAAGGCAGGGGCGAAATACACAGCTGATTTTAAAGTGTACTGGAAAGGCGGACGAACTGAGATTATTGATGTGAAAGGCGGTCCTGCCTCGAGGGATTTTTCGCTCCGGCGCAAGCTGCTTGAACAGGCGATCGGACAGGAAGTCACGATTATGGAATATACAAAAGCAGGATGGAGGAGGAAGCGATAATGTCTAAATACGAATACCACATGGCACAGGCAGCCAAGCACGAAAAAGCAGGCAATCTGGTGCGGGCGGAAATGCATCTTGATCTTGCGGATCAGTGCAAACGGTGATCAGCATTTGACCAAAACTGAAAAACAAGTATAAAAAACCCCTTGCATATTAAAGGGAGAATAAAGCTAATTATTAGGATACTAAATCTAAAATAAAGGAAGCAGCATCATCTAATCGTTTAAAAGATGTTGTTGTTTGACAGCTAGCTTGAGTTATCCGTATTGGTTTGGCGCTTTCTATATATTGAACATGCAATAAAGGAAGACCGTTTTTGTTGAATGTATCAATGATAGTACTGTCTTTAGATACTCGCAGCATTTCTAATCTCACTTTGATACTTTTAGAAGTCATTTTTTAACCTACTTTCAACAGATAAGAGAATTATAAAAAGAAATGAATAGGCATGTTTGAACTCTATTTACCCTAAAGACCGTTATTTCATTCTTCATACAGAAAGAATGTTTATTAGCTTGTTTAGTTAACAATTCGTCCATTATGCGTTGTAAGGAGGGAGCAAAATGCTGCAAGGAGCATGCGTAGATCCGGAAATATTTCCAGCCAGTGAAACATTCTTTCTTTTTCCGGCCGGTACCGATTATGTGTATGCATCCAGATTTCCACAGAAAAGCGCACACATAGGCTGTTATGAAAAGAAGAACTTTCATATCAAGGAAGTAAATGAAACGCCAGAATGGCAGCCAGAGCCGCCAAAAAGAGCCGATGCTATTGAATGCCAAGTAATCTATTCTGCAAAGCTGATTTGGTGCTGGGAGCATTCTAAGAAAATGATTGATCAAACTTACTTTGTTATAGCACGCGGATCCGGATCACATGTGGATGTTTATGCAAATGTGGATTTAACGAATATGCGGGGCTGTTTTCCGATTCACTGGTTTGAGAATTTCGGTTTAGTAGATCAGGAGACTGAAATCGAAAAAATAGAAACAGTATCTGATCAAGTCGTTAAGGAAGACATTTTCGATGTACCAGAAGAACCAGCGTTGTTCGAACAAATGAAACTATTTTAAAGGGGTGGCAGCCATGTCGGAAGGAGAGTGGGTTTCTGTCGCAGTAGGTGAGGATATTGTAATTGGCTATATCACAACAATTACCCTCTACGGGGGTCAAGTGGAAATTAAGAGAGTGGCCAGAATCAAAGACCGTAAACTGAAATGGTTAGTGCCGAGTCGTGCGCTATTTGAATCATATCGCTTAGAACCAGCAGACAGCTTACTTAATGAATATCAGGACAAAACAGCGCTCATTGATTTGGCGCTTCTCACAAAGGACAAGCAGTGGTTTGAAGAATTAACAAGACCGGCGGTGGAAATGTGGAGCAGCTGACGATTTTCGATGTTACTGAACAGCCTTTGGATGAAAAGCAAGTGTTCGATGAAACAAAAGCTAATGTCAAAGAAAAAAAGTGGATGGGCAATGACGTTGAAAAATATTGCATCATTTCTGCCATTATTCCAGAAGACGTACTGAGTCCAATCGAGCTGGGAGTACAAGGTGAAGGGCTCAAATATGGCAGTCCTGAATATGAAAGGCGCACAGCACGGTGGAGCGACTATGTTTTAGCCATATGGAATTATGAAAAATGGGATAATGGCAGAGGCTTTCACGGATGCAGCTGGGAAACGGCATGCAAGATGCTTCAGGAAGCCAGGGATAACAAGCAGCCAATTACGATGCGAGTCAGCCTAAACAGTGGGTACCCGTTTTATCCGGATCAAGTAGTCGATTACCAATAAGGGAGGAAAAATGATATGGCATACCGTGGAGCAGTAATTGAGCAGCAGTGGACGCCAGAAGAAGTACAAGCCTATTGCTTTGAAAAGTTTGAATCAAACCGACCAGTGTATTTGCGAAATACTAAGAAACAAACTCGGCCGAAGCGCACTGTTAACTCAAATGGAAATCTCAGTAAGGCACAGTACGTGAGGTTTATGGAGAAAGGCATCGATGATGAACACATTCTGGCAAAGTATCAGGACTTGACGCCAGAACGTCTTGAGATGGCTAAGAAACGATGGGGATTTGCATAAAAAATAGCCAGGCGAGGGAGCCTGGCTGCAGAAATGATTTCGATTTGTTGGAGTTGGAATTTGGGAACTAACTATAACATTTTCGCCAACTTTAAAACCTTTTATACATTTATTTAGTTCAATAGCGTTAAAAAAGAAAAAATCATTTCAATAGCAGGGACTACAACTGCTAAAGCTAAAACAGTCCCAACAGAAAGGCGTACATCTTGGTTTTCGTAAAGACCTTCAAGGAATGACATAAACTAACCTCCAAAATTTAATGAAACTATATACGGAGGGGAAAATAAAAAGTTTCAAAAAAGCCAGAGAAGAAATCCCCGGCTCATAAAAAATATCGACAATATTATTTTATCAGAACGGGGGCTTCTCGACTATGAGAGAATGCGAGATTGATATATCCACAATGAAGCTAGAATTGGATATAATGGAAATACCAAGAAGCTGTGTGGTGGTGATCTGTGACGGCAAAGCCAAACTTAGAGAGCTGCCGCCGCATGGAGAATATAAAATCGTCACGCACCAGGGTAAAGTGAAGCGGATGAGGCGGGAAGAGGGGGAGGATTTTTGACACCAGCAGACTTTATTTACATGTTAACGGTAAAGAAGAATGACATTACTTTTAATCCTGAATTTTCAACGGATGGAATTTTAGGCTTTATAGGTTCATTTGTAGGTGTAATAGCTGCTTTTTACATCGGAAACAAAACGCTTAGTAAAACTGTTCTAATGGACAATCAAGAATTTGTCAAAAGCTTTTCAGTTTCAAAGATTTATATTGAGAAATTTTTGAGAGACGGAGAAAAAGTAATGACAAGGTTCTCAGAGGACTTCAGTGATCCGAAAACTCTGCACAGATCCATTTTTACTATTCACCAAATGAGAGAATCACTAGAGCATATTTTGGAGCAGTTAAATATCGATGGTAAATTAGATGGAAAACCAACTTCAGATATTAAAGATGACTTGCTCATGAAAATATCTAAAAAAGTTCCATTATTTTGTCATCAGGAAGTATTTAAATTACTTTTCTTAATGATGACATTTTACAATCAAATGGTAGACGAATTTAAAAACAAAGGTTTTGAAGAAAAACCTGTGAGAATAGAGTATCTTCCGTTTCCATCTGAAGTTCATTATGATGTCATTTTTAAAGATTTAAAAAAACAGTACATGAAAACTGCGAAAAAAGTTAAAGCATAATAGAGTTCTCTCAGCCATCTGAAGGACACTAGACAGACACGAAAATTCGTGAGCTGTTTGGTGTCCTTTTTTATTTGCTAAAAAGGAGCGATGGGGATGAAAACGATGAAAGAGCAGCTGCAGCAGTGGAAGAACACAAACCCGATGCCAGTGGAGAAAAAGAAGACACAAAAGCAAAAGCCGAAGAAGAAACAGCCCGCCAAACAACCAGAATCGTTCACTGAGCGGGATATGAAGTATTTGATGAACACAAGTATGAAGACATTGCGACGCGGCAGAGGCGGCGCCTACAAATAAAGGAGGACTGGATTATGCGGACACTCATTTACGAATACAAACAATCATTACGAGCGCTAAAGGAAATGAAAGCAGCCATTGAAGCAAAAACGGAATTGTTAGAGCAGGATCTCCAGGATAAAACGCTCATTAACAGCATGATCAGCGAAATGGAGTTTGCCATTCAGTGGATGGTGTCTGGCCGGAATCCAGATGCAAGACGGGGAGCAGATAGGACAGGGGCTTATACATTGGATCCAAAGTTAATTGAAGCGGTTGTGCCAAATAGAGTGGCTAGTGAGGAACAGAAGCTGACAGCTGATGAGCAATGGTTGCTGGACGATGTACTGGGAGATTTAACACAACGTGAAAGGGATGTTTTTACACTGGTTAAAGCGGAAGGAATCACGTTTGAGTATACGGCAGAATTGCTGGGGCTTAGTAAATCATCTGTCCAGACGTATCTGGAACGGGCAGAACGAAAAATTGAAGATCGGAAAAATGGCAGCCTTTTTCTTGTTTCGTGAAAAAGGCTTTTTATAATGTTTATTAGTGCAAATAATTTATAATATTTATTATATTATGTGGCATAATAACCCTGAAGGTTGGAAGAGGGCGGGCACCCTCGTCCGTTTATAGTACCTTTACGATTAACAACGCGGTGATAAATGTAATTAGAATCATGCACAACGCTGTGCAGAAGGCTTTTAAAATCCGTTTCATATCCTCTCTCCTTTCTAGACCTGGACATATTGTGCCCTTTTGGAGAAAAAACATGTAGTCCGTTCGAAAAGCGTCTTTAACGGCAATCGCCTTTACTGGCGCTTTTTGTCGTACAGATGGCATATAAATGAGAGAGTAAAAAAATAAACCCTGCCAGTCGGCGGGGTTAAATTATTTTCTTCATGCCACATTTCCGGCATTCGCGTAAAAAAATAGCATTTTTAATCGAGCTCTTAAATTGAGCGTTATCGCAGTTGTCACAACGCCCGCTTTTAATATCCGGATATTCAAGGATATTGTAAGTGACACTTAAATCAATTTCTTGCTTTGTTTCCATGATATTCACCTCGCCCGAACAATCATAACATCGAATTAGTGAGGTATGGTGAAGGAAATTATCTCCTTTTGTCAAATTTGAGTTGTCTTACAATGGTGTTTTTTAATTTATAGAAATATGACAAACGATTTTTGGAGGATTATGTCTTTTTTTCTAGAATTATAGTATAGAGAAAAGGAGGTGAAATAAATGAATATAGGAAAAATAAGAGAAATTGAAGACTTGAAAGAAGAATTTTCTCAATTGCAATCTCAAAATAATCAATTGTACCAAGCAAAGGTAGAACCAGCTTTAATTAAAAAAAGATCTGAATTGCTTGATGCCTTTTCTCGGTTCTTTGAAGATGAAGGATTCGATATAGAAAAACTCCCCAACAAAGTAGTAGCTAGATATAAAAGCACTACATTTCAAGTTGCACTTGAAGGCAATATAGCAAAGATTTACAATGGGAATGAGCAGTTCACAGATGTGTTTATCGAAGTTCAAGGTCACAATCGAAGTGACTCTTACACATTACCAGTGGATAAATTAGACCAAGAAATTACTAAGCTGAAAAGATCTATTGAAACAGAGAAAAGAGTGACTAGCCATTTTAACAATCCTATTGTTACATATACTGCTCGAAGAATAGGAAGAAAAATGGATAGTGCAGAAGAAGTAATAAAAAAATTATTTGCTAATTAAAAAGCATCCCTTTGCGGGATGCTTTTTCTTTGTTCAAAATAAATTTGGAGGTGGTGTTTATGGATGGCTAAAGGGAAGTTCGAACAATGGCTCACTCCAGAAGGTCTTTTGCAGATTGAAGGATGGGCCAGAGACGGCTTAACTGATGAACAGATTGCCCACAACATGGGGATAAAACGCCAGACACTATACGACTGGAAGAAGAAGTATCCCGACATTTCTGACGCCTTAAAAAGAGGCAAGGAGATTGTCGATCGTCAGGTTGAGAACGCCTTGCTTAAACGGGCGCTTGGGTATCAATTTGAAGAAGAAACCTATATTTCAATGCCGTTAAGCCAGGAAGAATATGATTTAAAAGTGGATGTCGAATTAGGCATCTGGAATAAAGCGCATCCGAATGCTACGCAGGATGAGCGCGACTTATTTATTTTGTCCATTCCAAAGAGAAGAGAAGTGCTTGAAAAGAAAGTGGTTAAGCAGGTATCCCCTGATACAACCGCTCAAATTTTTTGGCTGAAAAATAGAAAGCCTGCTGAATGGAGAGACAAGCGTGAAATTGAGCATGGCGGCGAGATCACCAACAATATTGATCTTTCTGGCCTGTCGGTAGAGGAGTTGAGGAAACTTGCCCGCTCTGACGACTGAACAACGAAAAGCGATTGCGAAATTAGCCAGGGAAGAACTTGCCCGCCGCTCTTTTCGTGATTACGTGGTCCATGTTCATCGTGGAAATTATACGCATTTTCGGCATACTCAATTCATCTGTGATGCACTTGAGCCTATCGCTAAAGGTGAACAGCGTTTCCTGATGATCGAAATGCCGCCGCGTCATGGTAAATCAATGACTGTGACAGAATCGTTTCCTTCTTATTTCATTGCAAACAATCCAGATAAACGAGTCATTGCTGCCTCTTATGCTGATTCTTTGGCCCGCAAATTTGGGCGCCTGAACCGGCAAAAAGTAGAGGAATACGGCAAGGCTCTTTTTGACGTTGAAATTTCGGCTGTGAATGCGGCTCAAAATAACTGGGGGATTGGCGGGAAACGTGGCGGGATGATTGCAACTGGTATCGGAGGTTCTATTACTGGCGAAGGTGCAGACTTGCTGCTGATTGATGACCCATTTAAAAATGCTGAAGAAGCAAATTCAAGTACCATTCGCGATAAGGTATGGGCAGAGTGGGAGAGCACCTTGTCAACGCGCTTGCACAAAGGAGGCTCTGTCATTGTCATCATGACCCGCTGGCATGAAGATGACATTATTGGGAGACTGCTTGAGCGGTCGCCTTATAACTGGCAGCGGCTTCGGCTTCCGGCTATTGCAGAGGATGAAGACGATGCACTTGGCAGGGAGATGGGAGAGCCGCTTTGCCCTGAGCTTGGATTTGATGAAGAATGGGCAAAAAACAAAAAAATCGAGGTTGGTTCCCGTACATGGGCTTCTCTATTTCAACAACGTCCTTCACCAGCAGGCGGAAACATTTTTAATCGTCACTGGTGGAAATTCTACGTACCGGATGAAACAACCAGGGCTCAGCTTGGCTTATCAAATGATGTAGAGATCCTGCCGCGTATATGGGATAAACAAGCTCAATCTTGGGACTGTACCTTCAAAGACACCAAAACATCTGACTTTGTTGTCGGTGAAGTCTGGGGCAAAAAGCAGGCGAATTTCTTTTTGCTTGATATGATCCGGGACCGGTTAAACCTGCCAGAAACCATGAAGGCTATCCGTCAGCTGACAGCCAAGTGGCCAGCTGCTAAAGCCAAATACATTGAAGATAAAGCAAACGGACCTGCTGTCATCCAGATGTTACAGGATGAAATCAGCGGGTTAATTGCCGTCAATCCGGAAGGCGGCAAGGAAGTAAGGGCAAATGCAGTATCGCCACTTGTGGAAGCTGGTAATGTGTATCTGCCGCATCCAGCTATTGCTCCTTGGGTGAATGACTTCATTGAGGAAGCCACCGCTTTTCCTAATGGGAAAAATGACGATATGGTCGATAGTGCAACGCAGGCTTTGAATAAGCTTCAGACAGCAAAAAGCAACTTGCTCGAACGTCAAAAACGATTAGCTGGGAGGTGAATAAATGAATAGATTGGATATGGCTAAACAGCAAATGAAGCAAGAGAGAAATGATTTTATGATAGGCCATGGCAAGGGCGGGGAAAAGGATATGTTAGTCCGCCAAAAGCCTGGACTTCGGCAGACGTTAAGCGAGGGCGATATCACTAATATTTATGCGAATAACAGAATTGTTCAAAACATCATCGACATTCCCGCAGAGGATATGACACGCAGCTGGTTCACCTTGCGCATGGAGAATGACAAGTTAGGCAATGACATCATGAGCCGACTGGCTGATTTGAACGTGAAAGATGCATTCAAGAAGATGCGCCAGTACGAGCGTTTGCGTGGGGATGGCTTTGTCAGTCTTGGTGTAACGCAGAAGACAGATTTCACCCTCGCCTCAGAATTGAAAGAGGACGAATTAAAAAGAATCGATTATCTCCATGCTTTTTCTGGAATGAAAGTGACCAGTTTTTTAACGAACGAAGATGTATTCAGTCCGAAGTACGGTCAAATTGAACGGTTTAAAATTCGTAGGCGCACCAGTAAATCTGGCATCATTGTTCCGCAAATGGATGAAACCATTGTTCACTCTTCTCGCTTCCTGCATGATCAGACACGCCGCATGGAAGATGAGGAACGTGGACAGTCATTACTTGAACCGATGTACGATATCATTAAGGTGCTAGACACTTCACTGTGGTCCGTCGGGCAAATCCTTTATGATTACACGTTCAAGGTATATAAATCAAAAGGCATTGAGGATTTGACGAAAGAAGATAAACGAGAATTAACGACTTTGATGGACTTTATGTTTCGAACAGAAGCCCTTGCCATCATTGCTGAAGGCGAGGAGTTGAAGAAGGAGTCCACAAATACAAATGGCATCAATAATCTGCTGGATTTCGTATGGGATTACCTGGCCGGTGCCGCTCGTATGCCTAAAACGGTTATTAAAGGGCAGGAAGCCGGTACACTGGCGGGCGCTCAATACGATGTCATGAACTATTACTCTCGCATTGCTGCTTCACAGGAGAATGAAATGAAGCCGCTGCTTGAACGGATAATCCGCATGCTTTTGTGGGCAGAGGATGAACCAGGCGGCCGCGTGGATCCGGACTCACTGGAATGGGAAATTAAGTTTAATCCTCTGTGGTCCGTAGATGCCAAAACAGATGCGGAAATTCGGAAGATATCTGCTGAAACGGATGCAATTTACATTACGCATGGTGTTCACACACCAGATGATGTGAGGGAAGCACGCTTTGGTCAGTTTGGTTTTGCAGAAGAAATGAAGCTCAGCGGGGATGCAGCCGATCCAGCTTATATAGATAAGATGGCGAAAGAAGTCTACTCAGCTTGGAAAGAACGTGGTCAGAATGGCTAGGAAAGTGCCTCCCACACTTTTTCCCGATGCCGTAGCAGTTTCATATTATCGGAATGTTAAAAGGCTCATAGACGAGCTAGGCAAGGTTACTCTCAGCATGTTTGATGAAAGCATTAAGCCGCAGATCAAAGAGTACCGAAACCGTGTTGATGATGAATCGTACAGAGTTGATGGACCGCTTGATGTAATCAGGCAGTCTATTGAGGTCATGAAAGGATTATCGCTCGGTATTTTTACCGCTGATAATATCCTGAACATTGCTTCTAACTTTGTGAATGGCGTAAACAATTTCAACAAAAAGAACATGCAGGATCAGGGGCGTGTGAAAGGCATCGATCCTACGCAGTTTGAGCCTTGGCTTGATGAGTTCATGAGAACGTCCATAGCGGAGAATGTGAGCTATATCAGCACCATCCGTGATGAATACTTTCCTAAAATCGAATCCATTATCTATCAAGGCGTAAAGAATGGTACCAGTCCAAAAGAAATTCGGGATCAGCTGGTGCAGCGTACAGGCATGTCAGAGAAGCGGGCGAAATTCATTGCCCGGGATCAGACAGGCTCCATTCTTGGCCAGATGACTGCTGAACGGCACAAGGCAATGGGAGTTAAGAAGTTTAAGTGGAGCACATCAAACGATGAAAAGGTACGTGATTCGCACGACAAGCTGGAAGGACAGGTATTTGAATATGCTGATCCGCCGGCTGTTGGGTTGCCGGGTACTGACTATAATTGTAGGTGTACAGCGATACCTTACTTTGAATAAGTTTAAACAAATAAGGAAAGTCTTTGTAAGTAGATGTTAAAATAAATTTGGCTATTTTAAAAATTTATTTTGATAAAGAGGTGTAAGGGTTTGAGCGGTCTTTTGTTTCTAGGAGATATAATTCGGTTGAAAGATAGTAAGGAAAAAATTGAATTGATAGAAGGGCATCATCTTAGAAAAGCTACAAGTGAAGAGATTAAGGATATAAAAGAGGGGATGGATTCTCTAGGTAACTCAGACGGATTGAGGCACAGGCATGAATCAATTTCCAAACCCATCGATAATGGCTATAAGTTTGAAGAAATAGATGAAAAAGATTGGAATTATTGGGTAATAGAAGTGAATAAATCATTTGTGAGTAGTGACTTTGTGCTAGCAATAACATTGTGGAAAAACGGTTTAAACAAACTTTTTGAATTGCTGTACACTTTTGATAAGGATGAATTTGTATCTATAGATGATTATTTCAAAGATCCACTTAATCAGCATACTATTATGTCGATACGCCGTATAGGCTCTGCAACTGGAATTATAAATCAACCTAACATCTATTTTAATTTTTTAGATAACGATGCTGATGATTACAATATAATAGAGATATCAGAAGTTGATGCTGAAGATATAAAAACACTTTATACTCTAGTCAGAAATTTCCGAGCAGATGCTGAGAAATACCCTTATATACAAAAAGCATTGGTGGATTTTGGGACATTAAAAATGATTTCTAAAAAAACCCCGTTTTTTTATGTGGGTATATTCTCAATAATTGAATCCTTGTTAGCTCACAATCCATCAGGAGATGGGGATAAAGGAATTACCCATCAGTTGTCTAAGAAGTTGCTTCTCCTAAATAAAAGATTTAAGAAGCCCTTGGTCCTAAAAGAGTACTTTAATAATCCCGCTAATTTCGAAAAAACTATAGGTAAGCTATATAATTACAGAAGCACTATTGCTCATGGGGACTTTGCTAATTTTGAAAGCACCCTTCAATCCATAGAAAGTAAAGAGAAGGCAACTGAATTTCTGTATGTTTTATTGAAAAATTTAATAATTATTTCTTTAGAAGAACCGGAACTAGTATCGGATTTGAAAAATTTATAAAGAGAAGAAGGCTATCACTAAGATAGTCTTTTTTTATTGCTTAAAAGGAGGTGAGAACATTGTGAGAGTACAGCGATATGACAAGATGCTGATTAGGGATTCCATGCTGAAAAAGGATTCATTCGGTTTTTTAACTGTGACCGCTCCTATTACCCGCCCTGGCGTTTTTCCGTATCAAAGGCAGGATGGAACGGTTCAGTATGAAGCAAAGCTTCCAGACGATGTGTTCAGTGATTTAGCCATCTATTCAGCACGGGCAAAGCCAGTAACGGACGGACATCCAAATGAAGAAGTAACAGTCGATAATATCAGCCGTTATTCAAAAGGAATGACACATACAGACAGCCGTGTAGAAGGTGGCATGCTGGTTGTTTCTATGACAGTCACGGATGCTGCTTTAATGGACCGTATCTTTAGCGGTGAACAAAGTGAAATCAGTATCGGGTTTTTAAGCGATATTGTGGAACAGCGCGGCACATACCAAGGTGATGAATACGGCTATGTGCAGAAAAATATTGATATTAACCATGTCGCCATCGTGGACAGAGGACGAGCGGGCCCGAAAGTGGCGATCCGCGCTGATTCTGATGCATGGCAAATTGATAATGAAAGTGGAGGGAAACCAAACATGCCAGTATACAAAATTGACGGAAAAGATTATGAAGTGGATCCGACTGTAAAAGCCTATATGGATGCGCAGGATGCGAAGCTTCTTGTAGCTGATTCAAAAGTAAAGGAATATGACAGTCTGAAAGGTCGCTTCGATGCACAGGCAGTTGCGTTAGAAGCGGCGCAAAAAGAAGCGAAAGACGCGAAGGAAAATCAAATGTCTGCGGATGAATTAGATCAGAAGGTGGAGGCGCGAGTGGCACTAATTGCTGGTGCAAAGCCGCTACTAGAAGATTCATTTGACTTTAAAGGTAAATCAGAACGCGAGATCAAGGAAGCAGTCATTTTGAAAGCGAAGCCGGATTTTAAAGGCGACGGTCTTTCAGATGATTACGTAAATGCTTTTTATGATGCGACAGTGGGCCACGTGCAGCAGCAAGGCTTTTCTTCTACTGGTTCAAATCATCTTTTCTCAGGTGATGGTGCTTCTTCTGGCCAGCTTCAAGAGAAGAAAAACCAACGCTTAAAAATGAATCAATAAAAATAAAGGAGGGCACTGATTATGCCTATTACAGAATACGGAAAGTACATGCCGGAAGCGCAACGGGCAGGGGCACTTGCCAATTACCAGGATTACAGCGCAGATACAAAAGCCGCTGAAGAAGTGATTCCTTTTGGTGCAGCCGTTCAGCTGGGTGCAGATGGTGAGGGAGTAGTAAACGTAAAGGCTGGCGGCAAGCCGTACGGTATCGCCCTGGCGCAGGACATTCATGATTGGATTAATAACGCGGATGATCAGCATTACAAGCAATATAAGCCAGTTGCTGTCGTACGCAAAGGTGTTATTTGGGTTACTGCAGGCGAAGATGTCCTGACAGGCGAATTAGTCAATGTTAACCCGGCAGATGGTCGTTTTTATGCTTCTGATACTGCAACAGCTGGAACAATTCCTGTTCCGACTGGTGCTTTTAAAACATCTGCAGCAGTCGGCGCATTAGTCCAGATTGAAATTAACCAGCCATAAGAGAAAAGGGAGGAAGATAGAATATGACAGGATTTAGAGAAGATATGTTGATCCGTCCGCAAGACCTTGAAGCAATCGATAATGTTGTATATGAACCGAAAAAAGAGGAACTGATTGGCCGGACATTGTTCAGCGTGAAAAGTGACGTTCCAGCCGCTGCAGAAGTATATGGATATGATGTCATTACCCGTTCAGGATCTGCAAAAATCTTAGCACCAGGGGCGGACGATGTACCGTTGGTTGACGCTGATAAGCGCCGCCACAAGGTTGATATTTATTCCATTGCTAATGCCATTCGCTACAGCATTCAGGAGCTGCGCCAAGCGCAGATGGCAGGCATCCCTGTTGATTCTGCAAAAGCTGAGATTGCTCGCCGCGCGATGGCAGAAAAAGAAAACCGCCTCATTTGGCATGGGGATGCAAAATACGATATGCCTGGTGTTCTAAATGCAGAAGGAATTCAAACGGTTGCTGTGGATGCTGGAGCGAGCGCACAAACGGAATGGGCTGAAAAGACGGGGAAAGAAATTGTCGCGGATCTCCGAAAAGCACGTTCATTGGTAAATCGTCTGCCAGGCCATAATGCCAATACGCTCGTTTTAACGCCTGCTGGCATGGAAGCATTGGAAATGGAGTACAACGCTAATACAGATAAAACAGTATTGGAGTTTATCCGCAGTCAAAACTGGTTCTCAAATATTGTCGCTACGTCGGATCTTGAAGGGCAAGGGGTCGGCGGCACAGATTGCTTCTTGGTTCTCGACAATTCACCTTCTGTTATTCAAATCTTAATCACGATGGATATTTACCGCCATCCGACAGAATACAAGTTTCCAAACTACAAAGTGCCGTTTGAGGAGCGTTTAGGTGGCGCTGTTGTCCGCTACCCTATGGCAATCGTGAGAGGAGACGGTATCTGATGTTAGTACAAAACAAAGGCAAACACGTTCGTCATGCTGCAGGTGTCATGGTCATTCCAGGTGCCAACCAAATTGAGGATGCTGCATGGAAGAAATTCAGCGGTCATCCTCTAATGAAAAAGCTGATTAGTGCAGGAGAAATCGAAGCGATGGGCCAGGCACAGACAACGAAAGATTTGAAAGCAGATAAAGCCATTGCACTGGTGAAGGACACGTTTGATGTGTCGCTGTTAACAGAGTGGAGAGCGGCAGAGGACCGCACAACGGTTTTAGAAGCCATCGATGCGCAACTGGCTGAACTTCAAGGTGAAGGCAATCCAAATGGCACGCCGGACGGCGATGAATAAGGAGGGAATCACTGATGATCGTAAACAATAAAGGCGAACACGCTCGTCATATCGGCGTGTATTTGGAACCGGGTGCGAATGTTCTGTCTGAAAAAGATGCGACAAAATTCACGAAAGTGTATGAAGATCCGCGCCTGCAGCATTTAACGAATGATATTGAAGTTGTAAAAGAAAATGAAGAGGATTCTTCTTCTTCTGCTTTTACTAGCTTAAATGCTAAACAAGCAATTGAACTGGTAAAGAGCACGTCTGATTTGGCGCTGCTGGAGCAGTTTAGAAAAGAAGAAACAGAAGGCGACGGCCGCAAGACCGTTCTTGAAGCGATCGATGCCCGTGTAGAAGTATTGAGCAACCCTGTTATCGAGGAAGCACCTGCAGCTGAAGAACAGGAGTGATGAAACATGGCAGAGACAACAATTGAACGCATTAGGGCAACCGCTTCTCATTTGGCAGCTGTTCCAGATGGCACACTTGCTTTGTTAATGGAAGATGCCGCACTCGAAGTCTCCAAGCTAAAAGCGCCGGAAGAATACAAGGAAAAGCTAGTCCGGTACCTGACGATTCACTTTGCGTCCGTAGAAAAGAAGACAGTCCTTAAAGAGAAACTGGAAGGGCTTGAAAAAGTGTATGCTGACAATGACGGAGCAAAAGGTTTGGCTTCAACGGTATATGGCGCGGAATATCAGCGAATGTTAGACGATTTGGGTCTCTCTCCTAAAAAGGTCGGGCTCAATCTGATGGTGCTTTAACATGGCTGGAAAAGACTTTGAAGTAACGGTTACTGACGAAAATCAGTTGGATGTCATTGAGCAAATTTTTGATGACCTCAATAATTATGCGGTCGAAGTTGGAATTTTTGCTGCTGATAATTCATTTTATGCCATGATTGCGAATGTTCATGAGTACGGCCTTACGATTAAGCCGAAAAAAACAAAAGCGCTGACGATTCCAGTTAATCCGAAAGCGCATGGGAAAAGAGCTTCTGATTTTCCAGACCTTTTTAAACCGCGTGGCACAAATGTGTTGGCAATTCCAAAGGGGAAGGATGATTTTGAAGTTCTTTTTGTGCTGATGAAATCTGTAACGATCCCAGAGCGTTCTTTTGTCCGTTCGACTTTCGATGAGAAAGAGGAAACTTGGTATCAATTCTTGCAACAGCAGATGAACTTGGTTTTGGCAGGGAAGCTTTCAGTCAAAGACATGTACAACCGCTTGGGTTCATTAGCAGCGGCGGATATTCAAGCGAAAATGGCGAATTTCGGTTCGCCTAATAATTCGACGGCCACAACAAGCGCAAAAGGGTCAAGCAGTCCGCTTATTGATTCTGGTGGCCTTCGTCAGCGTGTGACGTGGAAAGTGGTGAAACGAAATGCCTGAAAAAATGATTTTTGCTCCAATGGTACAGGAAAATGGGAAGCCATTCACGGCTTTTCAAAAGCCGGTAGGAGAAAAAGGACGCTATGTGGCAGGTGACTGGGTAGAACCGGAGTCTATTCCTGTTCCGTCATTTGGCGTCATTTTGCTGTTTTCCGATGACGATCTCCGTTATTCAGAAGCAGGTACCTACTCAACAAAAGATCGAAAGCTTTATACGATCGATCCGCTTGAGCAGGGGCAGGAAATTGAATACAAAGGCATCCGTTACACGGTCCAGCAGTTCAAGGACTACAGTGATTACGCGGATGTCTTTATTTATGTGGCAAGGTGGGCTGGCAATGCTGACAACAGCGTTTAAAAACCTTATTGCTCTACTCGAAAAGCATACGGGCGTTACATTCGTTAAAGCGGATCAGGAGGGTGCTGTACAGCCCCCCTTTCCATACGTCGTTTATAAAATCACTTCCCCTTATATAAAAGAACGAAATGCTGGGTTTAGCAGTCCTTATGAGGAGGGCGGCATCCAGTATGACCGCTTTCAAGGACAGCATCTTTTTACAGTGTCGTTCAACGCCTTTGCGGATGACCAGGAGGCGGCTATGAATTATGCCTTTCAGGTACACCGATGGTTTCTTTTTTATGGACAAGAAGCTGTCTCGGAACAAAACTTTGCAGTCGTTAACGTGTTTAACATTGAAAACCGCACCACTCATTTAATAGATCACTATGAATACAAATACGGATTTGATGTGCAGCTGAGAGCCGCTTTTGAAGAATTAAAGGCACTTGATACGTTCATTGAATCTGTAGAAATCACAAATACAGGAGGGTAAAACATGCCAATTAGAGACGTAAGCGTAAATATTGCGCTGGATAAACCGATCGGGCTTGCTGGTTTTGGAAAGCCATTAATCATCGGACAGAATACAGACGGTTTTGCGTATAAAGAATATTTAACCTTAGAGTCGCTGGAAGCCGACTTTGCTAAAGGAACAGATGTATATAAAAAAGCACAGGCGCTACTTGACCAGGATAACCGTCCGGCCCGCTTCGCTGTTGCAGGCTATGATTCTGCTTCTACGGATGCCACAGTATCAAAAACAGCTGCTGAACTAGTAGCTGCTTCGCTGTATCTCGACTGGTATTTTTTAATCACAACAAGCAATACGCCGGCGGATATTGTGGCAGTGGCGGATGCCATTGAAGCTTCAAAAGCAAGCGGTTATCCGAAGATGTATTCCGGCCAGGTAGCAGCTGCTGCTGATTTGGCTACCGTTTTAGCCAAGGGTTATGAACGCACTTTTGTAGGCGTTCATCCTATTACTGAAGCATTGGATGCGGCAAATGTTGGGGAGAACGGCAATAAAGAAGTCGGTTCAATCACATGGAAAGGAAAATCACTCAACGGCATCACACCGCAGGTTCTGACAGCGGATGAACTCGCGGCGATTGAAGATGCAAATGGTTACGCCTATCTCACAAAAGCCGGTGATAACGTTACTTCTGAAGGAAAGGTTATGTCTGGAGAGTATATCGACGTCATGCATGGCCTTGACTGGGTAACGGCTAATATTGAGCAGCGTGTGCAAAAGGTCTTTAACAATAAACCAAAGGTTGCCTATACAGACGGGGGCATTTCACAGCTTGAATCGGCCGTTTTGAGCGTCTTAAAAATTGGGTTCCGTCAGGGTATTATTGCAGACGATGAAACCGGCGCAGGCATTTACTCAACATCTTTCCGTCTGCGTTCAGAAACAACTCCAGAGGAACGGGCATCCCGGAAATATACAGGCGGAAACTTTAACTTTGAATTAGCCGGCGCTATCCATGAGGCAGCGATCAGCGGCACCGTATCACAATAACCCATTTATTAAAGGAGGAAGGCACACATGGCAATAAAAGCATATGATTCCAGTAAAGTGATCCTGCTTGTTAATGACTTGCAGATCACCGGCCTGGCAGAAGACACACCAATTGGATTTGAAGCCGCTGAAGACGGCTTTGAGTATTCAGTCGGTTTTTATCCTGAGGACGTGGTCATTTCAGAAACAAATAACAACGTGCACACAGCAACAATTATTTTGCAGGCAACAAGCCCATATGTGAGAGTAATGGACGCATATGCCATGAACAACGAGTTTGTTTCTGTGTACGTGATGAACAATAATGAGCCGCGTGAAAAATCCGGTGGTACAACAGCCCGCATCCAGCGTCCAGCTAACCGGTCTTATGCAAAAACATCGGAAAACCGTGAATACTCCGTGGTTGTCTTTGATTACAAAATCGAGGATTAATCATGGGGCGCGGCAAGGTCGTACAGCTTAATGTATCGAAGAAGCGGTCTAAACAGGCCGCTCTTTTATTATTCAAATACAAATCGGAGGTCCATAAAATGGCGAAAAAATTAGGAACGAAAAAAGAAGTAACAATCGAAGGCGTAAAATACACATTCCAGCATCCTGGTACTGAGGCAGCACTTGATATTCAAGACCGTGCAGTAACAAAAACAGGAGGATTCTCTTCGAAAAAAATGGCTGAAGAACTGTTTAAGCATGTAATCATTGAACCAAAAGTGTCTTTCGATTATTTCGATGAGCATGACGGCTTTGACGAGGTGTTCGAAGAGGCGTTTACCTTTCTTCGAACATGAAAATAATCCAATAGATCAGGTCATGGCCCGGGTTCATATAAAAGATAAATGGTGGTTTTATAAACCAATTGTGAACAAGGTCTTGTCCTATACAGAAGCAAGCAGCATGAGTCCAAAACAGCTACAGGAATTTAGTGTCGCAATGGATTTGCAAAAAGAAGCAGACGAATCGGCTGCTAAGAATCAAAAGTAGCCGTTTTTTAATTAATTACAGCGGAAAGGAGGGGAATGAATGGCTTCTGAAAACGCGCGCGATATGGCCGTTGGTATTGCCGTAAACGCTGACAGCAACCCGATCATACGGATCAACCGTGAAATGAACAATACACGCCGGAATGCAATGGGTGTGAACCGTTCTGTTGCTGGTATGGGACAGAGTTTCCGCAACACACATAGGGAAATGATCGATGAATCACAGGCATTTGTAAAGCAGGCTGATCGGCAAAGTGCATTAATCCGAAACTTGGCCAAAACAATGGGTTCCAGCGCCACGCAGTTGGCTGATAACTGGCGGGATATGAGCGATGAAATGAAAAAATCGCTTATCCGTAATCACAATGATATGCGGAAATACCGTCAGCAGTTGATGGGTGTTGAAGGCGACATGTGGAAGCTCAGCAATCAGATGGGCCACTACAAGGGCACAACAAATGACTTCATGAGCGAAGTGAACAAGCTGGGCAAAGAGCATAAAAAGATTAGCGAGCAAATGATTAACAGCAATGTCTCGCTTCGCCAAAGTTACATTCAGCAGGCTGCCACCGTGATGAACCTGAGCACCACATCATCGAAAATCACCAAGGTTTATGATGATACGAACAACGCTTTGTACAGGGTCAATAAGCCATTACTGGCTGTCACAGATGGCATGGAGCGCCTAGCGAAGCAAGGAAATCCTGTCGTCATTGCATTAAAGCAGCTTGGTCCGAATGCATCGATGAAAGAGCTGCAGGACCGGATCAACTTGATTAATACCGGAATTATGCGTCAACAGATGCTGCTCATGGTCATGGGCGCCGCATGGATTGGGTTTACTGCCATTGTGGCCAGAACGGCAATGGGACCTGACGTAGAGAAAAACCTTCAAGCTCAGGCACAAGCATGGGCGGACTATAGACAGGCAGTAGATCAACGCACGCAGGAAATCGCGAATACATTCGGCTTATTTGAGCAGGTGCAGATGCAGGCGACAAACCCGCGCCAGTTGTATTTAAACCTGCAACAGCAGATCAAAATTATGCAAGGCTGGCAGACTAACCTTTCAACTCTAGCTCAAAAGGGAGTAGATCAAGGATTTATAGCGGAGCTTCGCAAAATGGGTCCTTCAGCAGCCGGTGAGATCGCTGCACTTACTCAAATGAGCGACAAAGGCTTAAATGAGTACGTCGCCATGTGGAAAGAAAAGCACCAGCTTGCCCGAACCGCCGCTACGACCGAATTAGAAAAACTTCGTCAAGAAACAGTTGCTAAAGTACAGGGATTGAAAGATTCACTCAAGCCACTGGGCGTTGCCGTTTATGAGTTCAAGAATGTTTGGGCATCTGCTTTAGCTCCCTTTGTGGAATTTTGGGGGCAAATGGCTTCATATGTGGTCAAAGCAGGTACGAAAGTAGGCGAGTTTGTTCAAAAGCTGAATGACATTAGCCCGTGGATCACTAAGATTGCTGGAATGTTTGCATTCTTAGCAACTACTATGGTTTTGATTCTTACTCCTATGGCAATAGGGATTGGTTATATTGCAGGTATGAAGGTAGCCTTTGCTGCTGCTTGGATGGCTATTAAACCATTTGCTATTGGTTTAGCCAGTGTTGGGGGAACGGCTATGTTGGTTGCTGGTGGTGTCATTGCCCTGGGTGCTGCTCTTTATTTGTTGTGGACCCGATCAGAAACATTCAGAACGGCCGTAATAAGTGGCTGGGAATCCATAAAGCAGTCTGCTATTTCTGTGTATGGATTTTTAAAACCATATATTTTACAGGCATTTGAAGCCATCGTTTCGTTTGGTCAGCAGAAGCTTACTCAGTTACGTCAATTTTGGGATGAAAATGGGCAGCAGATATTTCAAGCTGTTAAAAATATCTGGACGCCTATTGGCGCTGTGATCAAAACCGTTCTTGGAGCGGTGTGGTCCGTCATGAAATTTGTGTGGCCAGCTGTATTGTTCTTGATCAAATCTGTTTGGAACAATATTAAAGGTGTTATCGATGGCGGCTTGAAGGTTATTTTAGGCGTCGTGAAATTATTCTCCTCCATATTTACTGGCGATTTCGGCGGTATGTGGGAAGCGGTCAAACAGATCTTCTCAGGCGCGGTTCAGTTTATTTGGAATTTCGTTCAGCTGACATTCTACGGAAAACTTCTCGGTGCAGGAAAAACGTTTATCATGGCTTTCCGTTCTGGATTCACGACTATGTGGACGGGCATCAAGAGTATTTTTACTTCAGGCGTAACGAATGTACGTAATTTCTTCGTGAATGGCTTCAACTGGCTCCGGAACTTCTCGAATAATATTGTCAGTAGCATGACATCAGGAATTGCGACACGGTTCATGAACATGGTGAATAACACGCGTAAACTATTTACGATTTTGCGGGCCTATGGTGACAGTATTTTTAAAGCCATGTGGGGAGCAATACGCGGCACCGTTAGCAATATAGTAACCGGTGTTCGGACGGGTTTCACAACCATGAAAAACCGAGCTGTAGAAATCGCAACTAGCCTGAAAACAACTGTCATGAACCGCTTCACTGACATCGTAAACGCTGCGAAAAACTTGCCGAAAAGAATTGGTGATGGCATAAAGGCAATGGCGAAAGGCGCAATGAGTGGCGTGAAGGCGCTGGCTAATACGCTTGCTGCCGGCTTGGAGTCAGTCCTTAACAAAATTACGCAGGACGGGATCAACAAGGTATTAAGCAAATTAGGCGTTGATAAAAAATATCAAATTCCAAAGTTTGATATTCCTCGATATGCCCAAGGAACAAAAGGACACCCAGGCGGCCCGGCTCTTTTGGGAGATGGACGCGGAACCAATGCGGGTCCAGAGCTTTACCGAACACCGCAAGGGAAAGTCGGATTAAGCCCAGCTACCAATACGATCATGAACCTTCCAAAAGGGACACAGGTACTATCCGCCACTAATACCCGCAAAGTACTGGGCGGCATGCCGGCATACAATCAAGGGAACACGACTGTCGGAGACTTCATGGCTGGAGCAGGCAACGCTATAAGAGACAAAGTCGCTACAGCAGCTACCAAAGCGAAAGATTTTGCCTTTGATGTTTGGGATTATGCTTCTGATCCAGGCATGCTCATGAACAAAGTATTCGATACCTTCAATCTAAAGGTTCCTAACGTATCAGGTGCTTTTGGCCAGGTTGCTTCTGGTGCCGTTTCTAAAGTGAAGGATGGCGCTATTGAGTATGTAAAAAGCAAGATTGGCTCCCTCATGGATTTCGGCGGCGGTTTTACAGGGGGAATGGAAAAAGACCCTCATAAAATCGGTGCTGGTGCTGGTAAGGGCGGCATGATGCGCTACGTTGAGTACTGGTACAACCAGGTTAAAGACCGTTTCGGAAAAACGAATTTTATGGGTGGATTCAACAACCGAAATGTGCGTGGCGGAAGCAGTAAATCCATGCATTCATATGGTCGTGCCTTTGACATTGGCGGCTCTCATGAAACGATGAGCAAGATTGCAGAGTATTTAAGAACAACTGCCACCAATCTTCAGTATGTCATCTACAACCATAAGATTGCCGGTCCTGGCCAGGGGAAACCTTGGCGAAATTATGATGGGGTAAATCCACATACGGACCACGTACATGCTGACTTTAAAGCTGTAAGTACTGGTGGCGGGGCTATTGCTAATATTAAGGGTGGCGCTGCAGCATGGAGATCCGCAATCCTTAAGGCAGCTGGTCAAATGAAGGAGCCTGTAACATCGGCTCAAGTCGATGGAATCATTGCGCAAATCCACAGGGAATCCAAAGGAAACCAAACGATCTTCCAAGACTCTCGTGTCAATGACATTAATATGAGAAATGGAAATCCAGCGAGGGGATTGCTTCAGTACATCCCGCAAACATTCAAAAAATATATGATGCCAGGACACACGAATATTTTGTCCGGCTTCGACCAGTTGATGGCGTTTTTTAACAATACAAACTGGAGAAAAGACCTTCCTTACGGCCGAAGAGGGTGGGGTCCGACAGGGGCCCGGAAATATTACAGAGGTGGACGCATTGCTTCTCGTAATCCGGTATGGGTAGGAGAGAACGGGCCTGAAATTGCTCAGTTCCCTGGCGGGACGAAAATCACGAGCAATCGTGACAGCATGGCCATGGCCGGCAGCTACGATTCATCCGGTACTAGTACAGGCTCACCAACAGGCGGCAATATTTACATTAATAAAGTCGAAGTTATTGTCCAGGGTAAAGCTACAAAAGAAGATGGCTATGCAGCTGCAGAAGGTTTTGCAGAAAAAATGAACGAATACTTCGGAGGTCTAAACCGGATAATGCCAATGAATAGAGAGGGGTGAGGGGAAAGTGGAGTTAAACGGTAAAGTCAATCTGCAGGGATATCTGATTCATGGTATCACAGAAGATTGGGATGTGCCTGGAGACCTTCCTTCACAGCCAGTCGAAGATGGAATGGATTTGACCGATCACGTCATAGTGGGAGCGACCACTCTTTCTCTCACTGGTATTTTGACAAGGCCGACACCTGAGCGGGTGCAGGTGCTGATTGACCGGTTGGAATCATGGAAAGCAGCCGGTACCCGTCTTCAATATGAAGGAAGCAAGATTGTTCAAAACGTGGCTATAAAGGATTTTAAATACAGCAAAGATGCAAAGATCCGGAATGGCTATAATTTTTCAATGACATTACAGCAGATACGGGTCGGAAAACCTTCTTATGTAAAAACAACTGCGCCTGCCGCAACAAAGCCCGTCACCAATTCGGGGCAGAAGCAGCCGGCCAATGCCAATACAAAAGAAAAGTACCATATCGTGAAAAAGGGAGACACATATTGGGCATTAGCAAAAAAATACGGATCGACAGTAAAACAGCTGCGTGATTGGAATAAGTACCCTGACAGGAAGATTCCAATAAAAGCAAAATTGAGGGTTGCTTAATGAAATATGAATACGTGCCAATTGAAAAAGAAAATGTCCCTTATCGGTTTGAGATAGAGCTCGGTACCGAGCTGTTTGAATGGGAAGTGCGTTACAACCATTTACATGATTTCTTCACAGTGGATTTGTATAAAAACGATGAGCCACTGGTTTACGGAGAGAAAATCGTGTACGGCATCCCGCTATTCCAGGATGTGTACGATCAGCGTTTTCCAGCGCCGACGATTGTGCCGCTGGATGAAGCGGGTTTTGAAAGTACAGTAACGTATGAAAATTTAGGGAAAACGGTATTTTTGGCGGTGATGAATCAATGAATTTTGGCCGTTATTGCAAAGTAGCGATTGATACCCTGTCTCTTGACAGTGACATGCTGACCCACGAATTTGAGGTTCCATTTGACAACGATACGGAGCCGAATGAAAGCACCATTTCAATTTACAATTTGAAAAAGGATACGATTAACCGGATCAAGCAGACTAAAAAACTGGTGCTGTCAGCCGGTTATAAAGGAGATATCGGCACGATCTTAAACGGGCATGTCTCAACTGTTATCACAGACGCAAGCGGTGCAGACCGGGCAACGAAAATCACAGTGCTGGATTCGACGCCTTTGGATAATGCAAAGACTGTTTCCAAAACCTTTAAAGCAAACATCAAGGCAGACCAGATTATTAAAGATTTAGCTGCTTTACTTAAGCTGAATCTGCATGTGCTGAATTTGCCGAACAACAAAACCTATAAAACAGGCTTTACTGCAGAAGGAGAAATCATGAATATCATTCGTGATGTCGCCCGAAGCAGTGGAGCCTCTTTTTATATCAACAAACAAAAGATTGTTATCCGGCCTATTCATGTTGGCGATCCTGTTCAATTCATCTTAAAGCCGGAAACGGGATTAATTGGTTCACCTGAGTATTTTGAGGATGAATTGAATGGACAGCGATTCAAGGGTTACAAGATACGCTGCCAGCTACAGCCGCGAATTACGACAGCTTCCATCATACGTGTGGAGTCTAAAGTGTTTAAAGGGCGTCTTTATGTCCGAAACGGCGTGCATCGCTGGAGCAATTCAGATTTTATTACAGAAATGGATGCGATCTTATGAGCCAGGCAACCGCATTTTTCGAAAACCTTCAAGCAAATCTTTTGGCGAATTTAAACACTGGCATGCCCTGCCGTGTAATCAGCTATAACAAAGAGCTGCGTGAAGCAAAGATACAGCCGCTGTTCAAGACAAAAGAAAAAGGAAGAGATCCGATAGACCGTTCTCCTGTTGAAGGGGTTCCGGTTGTCTTTCAACGTTATGAAGTGTCTTATCCGGATGGCAGCAAAGAAATCCTAGTTTGCACCCCTGATTTAAAGAGAAATGATGTGGTCTGGGTTTCATTTGCTCAGCGGGATATGGCAGATGTGTTAGACGGAAAGAGTGCCTATCCAGGCCCAGAAACAGCGTTTAAGACAAACAATGCAGTGATAACGGGGTTGATTCGATGAAAGACATTTTATTAGATGACAGCAGCGATCTTCTGTTTGAAAAGGGCGATTTCGTGTTAGGTGAAGATGAGCAGGAACTGAAGCAGTCCCTTTATATCAACTTGGCCACCAATAAAGGGGAATGGTTCTTAGATGTAGAAGCGGGGCTGTCCTTTAAATCGATTACCGGAAAACCGACGGACGCGCAGATTCGTGCAGCTGTTATTGAAGCGCTGGCGCAGGAGCCGCGTGTCACGCTGATTCAGGGCGTACAGATTGAGCAGGACAGAAAAAACAGAAAAGTAATGATCTTGTTTAAAGTCCAGACAACAGAAGGCGTGGTGGAAGACGAGGTGATGATAAATGGCGCTTGATAAAAACGGCTATAAACGAAAAACGTATGACGAGCTGTTAACAGAAATGCAAACCCGTGCAAAAGAATTGTTTGGGGAAAACACCAATGTTTCAAACCGGTCGGTGATCGGCATTTTACTCCGGATCATGGCTTGGTTCCTGTCTCTTGTATGGGAAGACAATGAGGATGTGTATTATTCTGCTTCTATAAACAGTGCAACCGGTGCAAGTCTGGACAGGCTGCTGCCTTATGGCGGGATATCCCGAAACAGCGAGGGATATGCAGAAGGTCCGCTGCTTATAAACGGAACACCCAACTATACGCTGCTTCAGGGTTTTCAAGTGACGAATCCATCCGATGTATTTTTTGAAACCATAGAGGACGTCACACTTGATGCGAATGGAAGCGGCACCGTAACCATTCGGGCTGTTGAACCTGGCATCACCGGAAATGTTGGTGTTGGACAGGTGACTATTATTGTAAATCCAGATGCCAATATTGACTCAGTTACCAATCCGGAAGAAACTGCAAACGGCCGCGAGAAAGAAACCGATACCGAATCAAAAGACCGATACGCTGTTTCAGTTGAGGGTCTTGGTTCTGCCACGCTTCCTTCTGTCCGCGCAAATCTTTTAAAGCTTCCCGGTGTCCGTGCAGCACAGGTAATTGAAAACTATACAATGGAAACGGTGAACGGACAGCCAGCGAAATCCATTCAGGCGTTTGTTCTTGGTGGAATTGATCAGGAAATTGCTGAAACAGTTTTCACTACAAAAGCCGGTGGAATAGAGCCATTCGGGACTATTACGAAAACTGTTTTAGACTTGAGCGGTTATGAACACATAGTTCGTTTTTCTAGAGCTGAAGAAGTCCTTATCCGGATACGTGTAACAATTCAAAAAAACAACGCTTTCCCGGCAGATGGAGGGGACCAGGTTCGTTCTGCCCTTGTCCGTTTTATAGGCGGCGAAGATATCAGCGGCGCTTTATATGCTGGATTAAGCATGGGCGATGATGTCATTTACTCGAGGATTATTGCGCAAATTTATAAGGTGGAAGGGATAGACGACGTTCAACTGGAGCTTTCAGCCGATGGAATCAATTATGTTTCCAGCAATATTGCCATAGGACTGCAACAGGTAGCCCAGACAGACAGCGACTTCATTGAGGTGACGGCAAATGTTTAATGCACCTGCTATTGTCAATCGTTTTGCAGATTTCTTCAACAAGCGGCCGGATAGCAATTTAGGGAAGTTCATGCTTTTGTTTTCTGAACAGCTTCAGGAATTAAAAGACACGAATCAGCGTATTCGAGAATGGCGGTCTATTGATAATGCTGAAGGAGCCGGGCTTGACTTTATTGGCCAGAATGTCCGCCAGTCTCGTGGTGTTGCCACAGATGAAGTGTACCGCGTTTTATTGAAATCAAAAATAGCCCGAAACCTTTCAACAGGTGATATTAACACGATTATCCGCGTCTTAGCTTTGGCACTGAATGCAGATTACAAGGATATCAGAATAAAAGAGAAATGGGCAGATCCAGAGAATCCGGAGCCTGCAGCTATTTCTCTTATTTCTGTTCCAATCACTCGGCTGAACGAAGTGGGAATGGATCCCGTTCAGTTTGGGCGTATTGTTCAAAAGACAGTAGGCGGTGGAATTCGTGTAGAAAGCATTGAGCTCACGGGTACCTTTGAGTTTGGCACTACAGCGATTCAGTACGATCCAAACAAAGGATTCTCAGACGTCGATGGAACCACGGGCGGTTATTTTGGCTCTCTGTACAGTCCATCAACCGATCAGGATTTACCGATTTAAGGAGGGATAAGAATGCCATTAACAGCACCACTTGCAGAATGGAATGCCGCTGGTATTGAGCCACCACAGTCATTGAAAAACGAAGGATGGAAGGCAGGCATGAAGCCGCCAGACGCCTATTTTAACTGGTATATGTATAACACATATCATGCATTGTTAGAGCTGCAGACAAAAGCGGCTTTAAAAGATGAAATCAGCAGTGCTGCAGATCAAGTATCCATAAAAGACACAGGAGAAAAATTTACAGCAATCAATGTTGAGGATGCACTTGCTGAATTGAAACAGGACGCTGCGACGCATTCGGACGATTACGTGAAGCATCCAGGCACTGCTACAACAATCAATACCGGCAATGAATACGCCATAACACTTGATCCAGCGCCAACGACTTACACAAACAACATGGGCATTGTACTCACGGTCAATGCCGACTCAACAGGCGCAGTAACACTTAATGTAAATGGGTTGGGTGCGAAAGCAATCAAAAAAGCAAATGGAAATGATGTAACAAACTTAAAAGCCAACGGCGTGTACACTGTTCGCTACAATGCTTCTGCAAATGCCGGTGCAGGGGCTTTTATCTTACAGGGTGAAGGGGGTGAGTACGGAACAGCAACAGCGGCCGAAGTTTTAAACGGGTTTACCCTTGGAACAGAAGGCGGCATCGTTAATGGTGCACTGTCACTCACTGGTAACGCAACTGCGGCACAGGTGCTGACCGGGCAGACGTTTTATAATACAAATGCCAAGAGTAAATTGACGGGCACAATGGCAAACAGGGGAGCCGTCACCATTACACCCGGAACCACTAATCAGACGATTGCCGCCGGCTTTCATAACGGATCAGGAGTCGTGACCGGTGATGCTGATTTAATCGCACCTAATATTTTAAGCGGCAAGAACATATTCAATGTTGCTGGAACATTAGTGCCATTCAAAATACAGGCCGGAACTGTTTTGCTACAAGCCAATGATGCTCAAAAGTCACTTAACACCACAACACCGTCGATTGCAAAACAGATTAATGTAGCCGCGCCGGGAATATATCGCATCTCATTTGGTGCGTGGGGGGACGATAATTCCGCTAATCATCAAATCTACGTAAATGGCGTGGCAGCAGGAACACAGCGAACGCCTAATAGCACAACAGCGATTGTCTATACAGAAGATATTGACGTTCCCGCTAATGCAAAGATTGAGTTAAGAATGTGGAGCGTACCCGGTAGTTATTGCTATTGTAACAATTTTAGAATATCCGCTAGTGCTGCTCTAGTATCAAACGCTGTTGTATAAAGGGGAGGGATAAAATGATCTATACCATAGAATATAAAGACAATAGTGACCGTGAACAGGTAAAAGCGGAATATGCTCATCTTTTACTAGTAGAAGAAAGAAACATTTCTGAGGGCAATTTCCTTATTTTTTCTGACTTGGAATTGGTGCAAGATATTATATATACTACCGTGCCATCGAAGGAAATAGACACACTGATGACCTCAAATACAGAAACAGCAGAATACCTGATTGATCTGGACTTTCGGCTATCATCGATTGAACTCGGATTATAAGAAAAGGAGAATGAAAAACCATGACATACACATACTGCAAAAAAGTAATCGAAAACGGAACATACGGTACAAAAGAAGAAATGATGGTCAAACTGGATGTGTTTTTGTTAAATAACCGCATTACACAGGAGCAGTATAATGAGCTTGATGCACAGCTGGAAGCAAAAGAAGCAGCGTAAATGGGCCATAATGCGTCGTAAATAAAACCGAAAGACGTGCAGCTGCAGGTCTATTTTTTATGCTCAAAAACCTTGTCGCCTCCGGGCGGCATTTTTTAATGGATTTAAATAGATAAATTTACAGAAGAGCGAGGGGGCAGACCATTGGAGGCGAATGAGATGTTACAAGAGCACGAGCAACTAATTAAAGAAGACATTTTGCCTCGCCTAAAAAAGGTAGAGGATGCGCAAATGGAATTCACGAAACAAGTCGAATCGATTAAATCATCACAGACCAGCCTTGAATTGACTGTTATGAAAGACGGGAAAGAAACGCGTGAATTATTACGTCCATTTGCAGACCACTATTTAAACAAGGTGACAGCTGAAGGACAAGCAGCAAAAGATATTAAACTTAAAAGATTGGATACACGGGAAAAAGTAGTCATCGCTATTGTGTCTACCATCTTCGGAACAGGCGGACTAACAGGGATTATTGTTGGCGTTATGGCATTTATGAATGGAGGACAATGACATGCAAATTAATTGGAAAGTACGTGTACGATCGCTGCCTTTTTGGGTGGCGATCTTTGCGTTGATCGGATTTATTTTAGGAGAGTACGGCGTGTATGATTCAGGCCGTTATGAACTGCTTGTTGATTTAATTCTTGGTGTCTTTATTACGGGCGGGATTATTATCGATCCTACCACATCGGGCGTTGAGGACAGCCGGCAGGCAATGTACTATCAAAAACCGAGGGAGGATAAAGATCGATGAGTAAACTCTTAAACGACGTTGGGCACGGTCGGAACACTTACCCACCAAGCAAGGGAGTGCCCGGACTGCCGGAACACACTTTTAATGCAGCGGTTGGCCAGGAAGTAAAACGGCTGCTGGCCGGTAAAGTTTCCACATATGAAGCGCAGCCTTTCGGGGGATTAGACGTTTCTCTGAATGAGCGGACTCGTCAATATAATGCTCAGTACGACAAAGATAAAACCGCTATCGGTATTTCTCATCATGCTAATGCCAATGCAAAAAAAGACGTGCGTGGGTTCGGCATTTTTTACTGGCATACTAGCAAGACAGGGAAAGCCCTGGCAGAATTACTTCTTTCAGAGTATAAAAAAGAGTTTCCGGATCTTCCTGTGTGGGGAACCGGTCTTTTCCCATCTGTGCCAAAGACGTGGACGAATCTGCACATGTGCCGCGAAACAGATGCGCCATTTTTATTGGTTGAGTGGGGATTTATGACGAATACAGAGGATCTTGCCCTTCTTAAATCGGACAGTTACCGCCAGCGTTGTGCCCTTGTGACAGCCCGTACAGTGTGCAAGCATTACGGGATCACATTCAATGCGGCTGGTACTTCATCAGCAGCTGTTCCATCAACAAGTACTGCACCCAAAAAGGAGGAACCTACATTGGCATCTGAATTGTATCAACCATCCAATGCAGCTATTAAAAATTCAACTCGTACCGTATTAAATCGCCTAGTCAACAAAGATCCAGGTGGTATTGATCCAAGTCATGTTAAAAAGCTGGATGAAGGTACACTCACCACTAGTGATGCCCTTGGCTTGATCTTTGTGGCCATTGAGCGTGGATTGATTCAAGGTCAAAAAGAATAAACAGAAAAAATCCCCGGTTATGCCGGGGTTGTTTCCAATGTTCGACAAAAACACTAAATTTGTACTATAATAGTTCAGAAGATAGACTTAAATAAAAAAAACACACAGGAAGCCTGTGTGCTTTTCAATAAGTTCATTCGCTAAGTAATACTATACAGAAAAAGAGAAAAATAGTCTACTTTAACTGATTGATTAGCATGGCGGCTCCTGTATTACAGGAGGTTGAGTATGAATCCATTGTCATTTAAAAAGGTTGTTCCTAAAGATCGATTGGAACATCACATTAATAAAGAAAAAATAGAAGCTCCTAAAAACAGCATCGAAGAAATGTATTTTGCTTTTGTCGATAAAAAACAAAAGTTAGCAGAGGCTGTTTTCCGGGAGTATGAGTTTGGTGGACAAACCTCTCTGAATATTTTTGAAATAATTGACTTTCCTAAATCATTAAATAACAAGGCGTCATTGATTAAGCACTTGAAAAGTAAGTTGAATATCCAAACAAAAATTGTTGGTGTTCCCTTAAAGCCGCCTATTCTTAAGGAACCGCAGATCCATTATATTGAGGAGTTGGATAATGCTCTGCTTATTCAATGGGTTTCTGGAAGCCTGAAAAAAGAGTGGAATGGTTACGCTATGGCAGAGAGGCTAGATCCTAGATACGTTACCACTATCGTTAGGTTCGGTAGCCCAAATTTTATTGAGGTAAGGGCTGGCTTCAACACCACGATACAATATTTAAAACTGTTTCGGGTTCTGCTGTCGAAAGAAGAGCAGCCAGTCGAAATGGAATGGATACCACTCACAAAGTTAACTGAGCCGGAGGCCGAAAAAATCGCAGAGATTTTGAAAGCCGGTTTGCTGGATGCAGAGCACTTAGGTAGTGGTGGTATTGGGAAATACGCGGTCTCTGTTGGACCAGACGATCATGACTTGAGGCAAGTAGATGAATACAAAAAGCAATTTTCGGGTAAAAAATACCTTGCTCAGGTTTTACTTGTCGATTACAAAGATATCGACAATGGATACGAAACAAAAGTAAAGTTTCGGATCAACATGAGGGGCGGATTTGAATTTAAAAGTAAAGTAAGTGAGAAAATAATAAAAAGGATTATGGATGTTTTCGTCGAAGTAAGATATAACCAAAAGGCAAGTGGAGAATAG